GTCGTCTACATAATCGCAGAGGTCACTGGCATACATCTGTATGCGACCTGCTGCATCTGAGCTTGGGTGGGTTCTACTCTTGCAGTCATCAAGCATCGCCATAGCGTCGTCAATGATGTCCTTCAGTACATGTTCAATGTCGTCCACGATATTTTCCTTTCTTGATCGAGTTGATGATAGTGAAGCTACTCATTTTCCCACGGTGGGTCAAGCCTCATTTTCCCACGGCGGGGTCATTTTCCCACGGGACCCCCGACCCCTCATTTTCCCACGGTGGGGTCATTTTCCCACGGTGGGGGTCACATTTAGTTCAAATACCTAAAGTATTTGTCTAAAAGTTAGTACAAATTCGATACACTTTTTGAGTGCAACCAAATTTAGCTAAAATACTTTAGGTTTTGAGCGCATGAGTATTTGAGTAAAATACCTAAAGTATTTAGTACAGATTTAATACAGTTTTGATTGGCCCGCAATTATACCATAAAACCCCCCGTTATGTCAACACACAATTTTGCATAGCAGGTATTCCGAAATTAGATATGTCCTGAGCGCATAGGTTAGCTATGCGTCTGGTGCATGTCAAGCAAAAAATGTTTAGCTAAGTTTATCTCAAATTTAATACGCTTATTAAGACAAGTTTGACTAAATCTTTAGCCATATCTTGAGACTAATTTAGCTCAAACTTTAGCTATACTTCGAGATTAGTTTATCTCAAATTGTCTACACTTTTGGTGTGCTGGCATTCGAGCTTCCTATCTTAGATAGAAAATAAAAATCGCCCAGGTTTAGTTTCTTCGTCTATGGCACCCCCTTATCTGCCCTGCCACCACCTTCCGGCTTCATCAAATTGTGATTAAGATATAGCACGCTGAATAAAACCTGTCAACGGCTTTTCTGCATGGCAGGCATGCAATCTTTGCAATGGTCAATCTGTCTGCCTCGTGTACATTAACAATCATTAAACACGCAAACACAAGGACGGCAGACAATGACAGACAAGCAATTAGAAGCAATCGAACAGCGCTTCGAAGTGGCTCATGCAGCAGTAGAAGCAAACAACACACTCACAAACCGCATGCGGTTTGAGCGTATATCTAAAGAGTATCACGCCGCATTGCGTGCAGCCTTCCCCGGTTGATAACCCATTGCGCACCTACTCGGTGCGCTTCTATAAATCGGCGTTCTTTTCGTCTCTCTCCATAGGCGAAACTAGGCGTCGGTTTATACAAGCGCATTCGCTTGGAACACTAGAGAAAGGTTTATTAAAATGAATAGCAACATCGAGACAGCAATCGCTTCAATTCAACAGCTTGGTAAAGAGCTTGCCACGCAACGCAAAGCAAAGCCTAAGATTAAACCCGGCTTTCTAACTGTCTCTCAATATGTACAGCTTGAGGGCTTAAGCCTTAGCGTTGGTGACCGTATTCTTCTCGGTAAAATGCTGAATGCTTACGCCCGTGATTACGGTTACACGGTTATCAAGCGACCCAATAATTCGGCGGTTTACCCGGTAAACCTGTTGCGTGCTGCTCGGCGGGGCATGGCTATATGATTGCGCTGTTAGCATTTTTTGCGCCGCTTGCGGTCAATGCTGTTTTGCCCCCGTTTCAATGCGGGGACAAAGCGCCGGGTTTTTACCTAGTGGAAAGCAGGCCAGTAAACGACAACGGGCGCATTGTGACGGGTTATCATGCCCTGAGTGATCAGGCTGCTAGTGCATGGGGCAAAGTGATTGCCGCTAATCCTGATCAGGACACATTGCAGATGTGGTACTGTTCGGGTGATCCAATGGAGTAATAGACATGTCACTTAAGAAAACTGCAACAATCGAAAACCCGCACGCAACCTTTGAAGGCTATGGGCCTTGGGGGCCTTGTGTGATGCATATCCTCAAAACGTACAAAACGCCTAGTAGCGAATTGAAGGACATTTATGCCCGTTGGATGATAGCCGCTCAAACTGAAGCAACTGGTGGCGGCTATGATATAGGCGACAGATATAAACACGAGTGCTTTAATGAAATTGTGCGTTTTGGCTATGACTGCACGCATGCAAGCGACGCTTTCAAAGCCGCTTATCCAGACCTAGTGAAAGGCGTTTAAGATGACAATACACAAATGGCGGGGCAAGCTGCTTGCTTGTGGTGGTGACGCTAAAACCATTAAAAGCCAAAAGCTGAACACTGAGAGAACCTATGTCACCGGCATAATGTATCTTGCGCCGCACAAGCTTAGCGGTGCCAATGTCTGCCCTATGGCAGAGCAAGCCGGGTGCGTTGACGGGTGCCTCAATTCGGCAGGCATGGGTAAGTTTAGCAACGTGCAGAAAGCACGCATTGCCAAAACCGCTTGGTTCAATCTCGATCCCAAAGGCTTCATTGACGCTTTGGCAAAAGACGTTGACCGCTTTGCAAATTGGGCAATCCGTAAAGGCTTGGTCCCGGTTATCCGGCCCAATGGCACAAGCGATATCCGCTTTGAGCGTTACGGAATTATTGAGCGCTTCCCCGAATTGCAATGGTACGATTACACCAAGCTACACAATCGGAAAGGCTTGCCCGATAATTATTCGCTTACTTGGTCCTATTCCCAGGCGTCAAAGGCTTACAGTGACCGCCTAGGCGATGTAATCAAATCGGGGATTAATGCCGCAGCAGTGTTCCGTGGCAGGCTTCCTGAGGCGTTTAAAGGCGTCCCAGTGATTGACGGTGACAAGCACGACCTGCGCTTTCTCGATCCGCTTGGCGTGATAGTAGGGTTGAAAGCAAAGGGCAAAGCTGTTAGTGATCAATCAGGTTTTGTTATTGATACAGGGGATTTTGCATATGCCTAGCGTTGGCGTTATCTTGCTCTATTTTGTCGCCCTATTGTTGGCGGCTTGGTACTTAATCGCAATTGTAGGGGTTGGCCCATGACAGAAACACAAAAGCCCATATGGAGGCTATGGCTTGGCGATAAGCCTAAATTCACCGGGCATTATTGGGAATGTGTGCATCTCGCCTCATTCTCGCATGAACCATTTAGAATTGAGAAGGTTAAACCATGACAGAACAATACGACAGACGCCACGGTGGTGCTTTTGACCGAGGCAAAGCGGATAACTACTACAGACGGCCATACAAGCCGCACAAGTACGTTGCAGGCACCGGAACAAGCGAAAGAGTCGAAAGCCTCTCAGCAAGCGACCTAGAGGCATATGAGGCAGGCTGGAATTACAACGAACAGAACGGGGACTTCAAAGACTATGGATGAGCAGACACAACAGACCCTCGCTAACCTTGCCGTTGCCAAGCAACACAGAGAAGCGGCAGAGAAAACGGTGGATGCAATGCGACCATTAATCGACGCAATCGTCGAAGAATACAGGCAAGAAATTGCAACAGTAGTTTATGACTTTTCAGGTTATGACGGGAAGCCTATGCCCTAAACAGCTCGCCCGTGTTTCCTGCTTAGAGCTAAGCGCTTGCTTGCTGTTTGCTGGCTTGCGCTTTTCTCTATATGTAGTATTACGGATTTGAATTAAGTACTATATGTTGTGTGCCCTCTCGCTCAGCGAGTGTCAAGCAAAACTTCTACACGTTTTACGATTAGTTGCACTTTTGCAACATTCTTGCGATTATTCTTGCGTGTTGCTCAAATACAACAGTGGGACCCTCAGATTTACGACAAATTTTAGGTATTGCAGTGTGTACCCACCCCCATTTGCAACATAAGCTAAAACCTTTGGGGAGGGGGCTAGTAGTGGCACTTATGCAACACTACAGGAATATTTTTGATAAAACAACAAAATACCACTTCCGGTTTTTACTCATTTAGTGGCTATACTATAGTAGAGACTATAGCAAACCAGATTAGATAATACCAAATTTGATTAATCCCATCTTGACAGAAGCTATAGAATCTAAAGCAAAGCTATAGTATGGGAATTTTAAATCCCTAATTGTGTCTTAATTCTGTAGCACTCTTAATTCTGTAGCAAGGTTCTGTAGCATGCCAGCGGCACTCCCTCACAAGAAAGCGATTGCCAATCGGATTCGTAAGATGATCCGAGATGGTGTAGCTATGAAGGACATCATGGTATCCATACAGGAGCTACAGGATGCCCCTTCTTCTTTTGCTACCTTCTACAAGATTTACGGTCAGGACATTGCACAAGAGCGTGCTGACATTGTAGGGATGGTAGGCAACAAGGTAGTGCAACAGGCACTAGAAGGCGACTTCAAGTCTCAGGAACTGTTTCTTCGTAGTAAGGGCGGTTGGTCTCCTAACTCTACCCTGAACGAGCAGGAGCAGGACACTGAGGCTGATATGGACGAATCCGCTATTGACGCCCTGATGACCCTCCTTGGCAAGTCCCGACCTGATGACTCTAGCGATAACGGCTGACGATTTACGGAAGCTCCCTGATGAAGAAGTAGCCTCCCTGATGGACCAGCTAGGTCCAGCTAAGGTAGAAGAGCTACAGCACACTTGGGAGTTCTGGGCTAGACCCAACCAACTGGAGCCTAAGGGTGACCATTGGGATATTTGGGTAGCCTTGGCAGGACGAGGCTGGGGCAAGACCAGAGCCGGTGCAGAGTGGGTAAGACACCGCATCCGTAAAGGTGACAAGATTGTACATTGTGTTGCACCTACTAAAGGTGATGTACGCAAGGTGATGGTTGAAGGGGACTCTGGACTCCTTAATGTATGTTGGAAGGGTGATAAGACATATAGAGGGAAGCATATCGGCTACCCTGAATGGTCACCCACTAATAACACCATGACATGGGAGAATGGAGCTAAGGCTGTATTCTTCTCGGCAGAGGACCCAGAACGACTCCGGGGTCCACAGGCTTACTCTGCATGGTGTGATGAGTTGTGTGCTTGGCGTAACGCCCAAGAGACTTGGGATATGTTGCAGTTTGGGTTACGACTTGGTAAGCACCCGCAAGTGTTTATCACCACCACCCCAAAGACCACTAAGCTCTTACGGAATATCCTTGGTGATGATAAGACGGTAACCTCCACAGGTTCCACTTACGACAACCAAGCCAACTTAGCCTCTACGTTCCTAGACGCTGTTAGGAAGACCTACGAAGGCACTAGGCTAGGCCGACAGGAGCTATACGCAGAGATATTGGATGAGGCCTCTGGAGCCTTGTGGAGCCGTTCTCTGTTAGCCGAGTGTGAGATAGAGAAAGACAGCGTTCCTGATTTGAACAGGATTGTTGTCTCTATCGACCCTGCAATCACCAGCAACAAAGAGTCAGACATGACTGGCATTGTTGTAGCTGGGGTTGACGTTAATGGTATCGCTTACGTTCTGGCAGACTGCACTGGTCGCTACACGCCTCAGCAATGGGCTGCAAGGGCAGTGTCACTCTTTGAAGAGTATCAAGCTGACCGCATTGTCGCCGAACGTAATCAGGGCGGGGATATGGTTCGCCATACTCTGCAAACAGAGTCTGAGACGGTGCCTGTCAAGCTAGTCCATGCTAGTCGTGGCAAGATGGCCCGAGCAGAGCCTGTCTCCGCCCTGTATGAACAAGCTAAGGTGAAGCATGTAAAGGGCCTCAACGACCTAGAAGACCAGATGGTCACTTGGGAGCCACTAGGCTCTGTAGGCTCACCAGACCGATTAGACGCCCTTGTATGGGCCATTACAGACCTATCTCTACAGGGCTATGCCAAGCCCCAATTAAAGCTGGCGTATAGCTCTGCGAAAGGACTACGGTAGTCCAAGTCAGCTCTCTGATTAGACGCTTACAGCGACAGGATACCAGAACATTGCCCAAGAAGCTCTCGGAAACAGAAGCCAAGAAGATTCTCGGTGTAGCCGGTGATAACACTCACAACGGCCAGATTCGGTCAGACGAGTTCCTTCCGGAGCTTCGTGGCAAGAAGGCTATCCGTAAGTATCGTGAGATGCGGGACAACGACAGCACCATTGGTGCAGTTATGTACGCCACTGAGCAGGTACTCCGAGACGTAAAGCTGAAGGTAGTTGCAGCTAACGACTCGGCAGAGGCTAAAGCAGAGAAAGAGTTTGTGGAAACGGTTCTAACCGATATGGACCACACTCTGGAAGACCATATCGCAGAGGCTCTTTCTTCTTTGTCGTATGGCTTTGCTTGGTTCGAGGTAGTCTACAAGCGTCGTGGTGGTCCCAACTTCCGAGACTACAAGCGCTACTCCAAGCACACTGACGGTCGCATCGGCATTCGCAAGCTGGCTATCAGAGCGCCTTGGACGGTATCTAAGTTTGATGTAGACCAGAAGTCCGGTGATGTACT